TAGGCAGTATCATTTGCCCGACCCATTTCTCCATGTAGTCTAAGTCTTTGTCCCAACCCTCTGCTATAAATCTAAGGTGCATTTTATTTTATTAATAACCAGACATTAAAAGCAACTAATAAACCTAAAAACAAACCTCCTAAAAAAGTATGTGTTGAATATTTCATTTGTCTTCTTTAATAGATTTGCTTAACTTTTCCTCAGACATAACTAAACAGGCTCTATTATATTTCAAAACATTTTCATAATTTGAAATCTCAGTCTTAAGATTTTTTACTGTATTAGTCCAGTAGGCAACATCTTTAGAAACAATGACTATGCTTTCTTTATTCTTTTTTGTCATTGTTTATTTTTCCTGATAGAATATCTTTGGCATATTGTTCTGCATCAACTTCTTTCTTTACTGGCTGTTGTCCTGCTTCGCTTTGTCCGCCGAGAGCTTTTCTGGCATCAATTTCGTCTTGTCTAATTTGCAATCTTTCTGTTTCTGCATTTGCTTTTTCCATCCTTTCTGCTGCAGCGTTTGCAACGTCGAGCAAAGGAGTTGACGAGGGCTTGCTCCCTGCATCTTCTGTCTCAGTTGTAATCTCTGGTTTCTTTTCCTCAGTTGTTTTTTCTTCATCCATTTTGTCTTACCTCCTTACAGAGTTAAATTATTTTTTAAGAATATTTGGAGTTTCTATTTTTACACCTATAGCCAAAGCTATAATTCCCACGAACACTGAGAACATCGTGCCGTTGATACCCTGACTTAGTGCGTAAATCTCTGCAGTGGTAAGACAAGCCATGCCCCCTAAAATAACTCTCCAATCGGTTTTCTGTTTTTTTTTAGTCATTATTCTGTTTTCCCCACATCCATGTTAGGTGATTTATTTACTGGTCCGTCTTTTTTATTATCTTCCTGCATTGTTGGCTCTATCAGCGACGGTGGGGCTTCCAAAGTTCCCTCAATATTTAACTGTGACTTTATATTTTCTGTGACAAATTCTTGGTCATCTATGACAGACTCTCTAAACGCAGAATACAAAACCTTTGCGCTTGCTTCTGTTGTATCGCTTGCACTTCCAACAATTACATCTGGGGTATTTGTGGCTTGGTAGAAGTAGCTTGTTAAATCGCTAATCCATGGAAGGAGATTTATTTTTGATTGGTCAGCGACTGACATCATCTCGGGAACTACAATGCCTTTGGGAACGTAAATGTTTTCTCCCTTAGCGTTTGCAGAATCATACTTTGTTTTGAACGCTGCAATTTCTGTTGTGTCATCTGTGTCTAAATGTAGAATCCAACGAGGATAAGCGTATCTGTGATTTATTAATTTGTTGTCTGCCATAGCTTCATTACGCATTAAGATTATTTCTTCTACTGCCTTAATGATTGAACTCCCATGTATCTCGTCGGCAAATCTGTTTTTAGCTAGGTGGAAAATCTGCTCTGGTGTGAATGGTTGTGGCTCTTTGCCTGCTACTTTAGAAATTTGCTCATATCTTTCTAGAAGTCCCTGACCATTAACTACGATTTTTATTGTTGATGGGTCTAATGGTTTTAAGTTAATTAGTTTTCCAGAGTCATTTTTGATAATTTCACAAAAAGAATCTCCTCCCACGTAGTATGTTCTAATGCAATTTTGTAGGATTGTGTTGAAGGTGTCCTTACCCCATCCAATCATTTTGTCCAGAATGTCTGTGTGCGATTTCTTTTTTGCTTTAAATCCTTTTCCCACGACCCATTTGGCTTTGGTGTCTATAGTAGATTTTAGTTCTGGGATTGTCTTGTAATAGCCCAAATATTGTGGGAAGTCTGAGTTTATCCATGTAGTTTCTTTCTGGTCTGCTGGTCCTTCTGTTGTTTCAGTTGCCACTGAATAGTCTGTGAATGCGCTTGAATCGCTTGCAAGTGATGAACTTATTTTTGTATCTGGCATTTTATGGGACTGCGTTGTTGGCTATTATACTGTCTGTTCCAGCATCTGTGTGTGAGCCATCTTCATTATTTAATAAAACATTTCCAACCAGGACTATGTCGTTGCATGTAGCAGCAATGTCCACACCTACTCCATCATTAGTATTTATGCTATTACCAACTATGCAACAGTTATTTTCGCTGCTTAAATATATTCCATCTCCATTATTGTTATTATCTCCGTTACTAAAAATATAATTTCCAGAAATTAAACATTCAAAAGAGCCTGTTATATAAAGTCCATGCTCTCCGTGGTTCATTATTTTACATCCTACTATGCTTACCCCTAAGGCACTTACTAATTCCATTCCTGTGTCTGCTGAATTATCTATCACACAATCACTAATCATTGAGAAATCTGTATCATTTAAATACACACAATGGTCTGTGCAATCTTCTACTACACATCCGTCTATTATTAATCTATCTGAACTTGACCCATAAATTCCTATATCCCCCATTTGAGTTACCCAGCAATTTCTTATTATACATTCATCTCCATTTACTGATATTCCTTGTTGTGAGCTTCCTGTATTATTGCCATCAATTCTGCACATAAAAATCGAGCTTCTATTTCCTGATAAAGTAATTAAGGTTATATCAGAAGTTGTTGTTATGTTTGTTCCATAACCACTCCCGAATATTGTTTGATTTGCTCCGAGAGAAATATTTGCAGTGATTAAATAATTCCCAGCGAGAACTCTGATTGTTCCTGAGCTTGCCCCAAGTGCTGTTAATGCTGCTGCGATTGTTGTATAATCTCCATTTCCTGCAGCGTCCACAATATATTCATCTGGTTTTTTTGTGGAGATTGTGTCATCATCATCTGATGGGATTTCTCTATCTCCATATGATTTGCCAAATTGTCCGTCCTCATAACTGGATTGAAATAAGCCTCCCCAATTCACTCCAAAATCTAGGCCCATGGGATATTCTCCAGTTGTTTATTAAAGTCAGGCAGTTTTCCTCTTTTTCTTTCTTCCCATGGAACAGCATGCCCCATCAAAACACTTTCTTTATTTATTGACATTCCTCTGAAAAATAATTCTCCTAAAATTCTTCCCCATTTTCCAACCCTTTCTTTTGGATTTATTTTAACTTGGATTTTTTCCCCAAGGATTTTATCTTCTAGCCAACTTTGAGACTCTGGTCCCCCACCTTCGTCTAACTCTGGGGCTGCAGTATCTATGAAACGAACAGGGAAAGTAAAGTCTCTAAAATCCACTTCCATTCTCACAGTGTCTCCATCTGTGACTTTTACCACTACTCCCTCAAAATCTTCTGTAATTTGCTTGTGTGGAGACTGGAAATAATAGATTGCCATTTGTGAGTTTCTTAATTCTGGGAATTTTTTAAAATCATGCATTTTTCATATAGTCCACGACCTTTTGGTCTCTGATGATTGATAATCCTCTCAATGCAGAATCTCTAAGAACAGTTATCATGCTTTCTGCTTCTATTCTTGTTGTATAGCCTGACATGTCATAGCTTATGCAGGATATTGCAGCTAAGTCCTCAGCTATTTGGGTTAGGATTACTCCTGGACCTGAGAGTGCAATCCAGTTTGTAACAAAATCATATCTTGTCATGGCATTAATTGAACCTTCTGCTTGTTCTATAAAGTGTTCAACTTCTAAGCCTGCGTCTGCTGTCATAACTGCAGAAACTCCAACTCCTGCTTTGACTAAAGTGGGTCCACTTAATGCTATTGTAGCCATGTGATTAACAGAAAGGAAGGATATTTAAACTTTTGTCTTTCATGCAAAACGCCGCTCTTTTAAGTGCTTCAAAAATATGCGAGTAATTGCCATATATTTTGAGTTTTCCCTCGCTATAATCACACTGCATGCTTCTTAAACTCTGCCTAACTCGTGGGTCGTCTAATAATTGGATTTTTTGATTTTCTGCTAAAACTTTGAAATTTATCGCCATATCTTCTCCTAAAAGCCTTTTTTGCTTAAATTTTGCTTCTTTTCCCGTATTATCCCATTCTATGTTTTTTTTGGCATTATTTAGTCCTTTCACCTTTCTTTTGGTTTGTTTGTTTTCAAGTAGAGGGTCTAACACACCAACCCCCATCCCACCATCATCTAAATAGATTTTTTTGTGATTAATTACTGCGTCCTTGTGCAAAATTAACCTGACGGTGTCTGTTAACTTTTGCCCTTCTGGGATTTCCATATCAAACATCACCAGACGCTCTCTATTTATTCTATCCAAGGAAACCAGCACAGTTTCATCCCCGCCCATTCTTGCAATGTCTATGCCCTGAAACTTGTCTCCTATTGGCTTATAACCTACGTTTCCAGTGGAGATTAAATCTATAAGTTCGTCTGAGAGAAATCTCTGAATGCCACCAACAAATTCCCCAAGATATTCCTGCCTATATTGGAGTTTAGTCATTCTTTCCTTTTCATCTTCCAGGAAGGAAAGCATCTGATTTCTTTGGGGCTCTTGTCTGTCTTCTGCCACATCTTCTGTGGAAACATGAATAGAAGTGAACTTTGTATCGTAAAAGCAGCGGAAAAAGTAGCCATCTGTGCCAAATGGCGTGCTTAGCAGATTAATACTCCCCCCAGTTGTTGCTAACATAGGAGTTACTGCAGCCCAAACATCTTCCTTGATAAAGTGCGCTTCATCTGCGTATAGTTCGTCTATAGTGTATCCTCTTATTCCATATCCGCTGTCCCCTGTGGGCAAGCAGTGAATTACAGAGCCATTAGTGAGTTTAATCGTGTGCTTGGTTGGGCGGTTTTTTCCTTTCTTAATCATCTTCTTGTGGTTAATATAGATATGTGAGAGAATTTTTTCAAAAAGGAGAAGTGCTTGTCTCTCTACATGGGCGATAACCATTATAGTTTTCTTATTTTTGATTGCAGACTCCCCAGCCTTAATGGCAATTACAGTAGACTTCCCGACTTGTCGTCCAGAACACAGGCAGAGATTGCCTTTTGTAGAAAGGACTTGTTGTTGCCACTTATCTAATTGCATAATATTTTTAGGATTTTAGTATTTTTAAAATTTGTGGGTGGGGTCCTGGGCTGTGGAGGAGGGACGACGACAAGAATCGCAAGAGTAAGGGGCATGCGTTTGAGTGAGAGAGGCAGAGTGCCAAAGGGTAGTGTCGGTAGGGTTGTGTAGGTGTGGTTGGTTTGGTGTTGATTTTGGTCTATTAGATAGACTACCATGGCTTGTCTATGTATGGGGACGGGGTTATACAGGAGAGGAAGAGTTGATGAGAGGTAGATAGGTGGGGATTCACGAGGGGGAACATAGGAAGTGGAGAGGTGCGTGGGGGAATGTGTAGTGGGGTGTAGGCGGAGGGGAAAGTGGAGTGGGGTGTAGGCGGAGGGGAAAGTGGAGTGGG